AAGGATCCTGGAAAGATGAAGTAGCATTAATTGTACTACTTCTTCCAGCCGTATTAGTCTTCACGCCTTTACAAGAACATGTGCATCGTGGGTTTATTGCACTACAAGATCTACCTGCATATTATCACAATTTATTATACATTGCGATTTCTGCAAGTTTTGGCATTAAGGCTGGATCTAGTGCTATCGGATTATTTAAAAAGAAATAAAGGAGAATATTATGGTTGATCACACACATGAAGAACACATCGTAGGTAAAAGCGGTGACTATACAGCTAAGGGTAACATAGGCGATACTTGGGAGAAAAGTGCATACACTGGTGGAGTATCCGTAAAAGGATCTGCAACTCTTGTAGATGACACACCTGATGGCAGCTACGACGTAAAAATTAAAACAAACTGTGATGGCTATAATCATACTTACACTGTTGACAAAGGTGAGAACTTTGATTTCAAAAAAGTTACAACAAATTTTTTTGATGAAACTGATATTAAAATAACTGTTACAGGTAATGATGGTCAAACAGGAACTTTTAAATTAGTCATAGATTATNNNACTTGTTAAATGAGTTACGAAGNNTTATCTAATTCTGTAAAATTAAGTGAAGGTTTTAGAAATAAAATTTATCAAGATACCGAAGGATTCGATACAATTGGGTGGGGTCACAAAGTTGTCCCCGCAGATAATTTCGTTGCTGATAAAGAATACACCGAAGAAGAATTACAAGCAGTATTTGATAAAGATTTAAGCAGGGCAATAGCTCAAGCTAAACAATTAATGTCACAAAATAATATTGACGATTTACCAGAAACAGCACAGCACGTCTTAACGGAGATGTGTTTCCAACTTGGACAGTCAGGGGTGTCCAAGTTTAAAAATATGTGGAGAGCCCTGCAGGAAAGCAATTTTATAGGTGCGAGTTACGAGATGCTCGACTCGAGATGGAATAAACAAACTCCAAATCGTTGTAAAAAATTGGCTGACCTTATGAAATCATGCAGCTAAAATTTGATACTAAAGTAGTTCAACATTCTTACCTGGGTCATTACGCAGTTAATATTTTTTATAATATTTTGGAAGATGATTATTTAAAAACTCTTAAAGAAAGAACTTTAGAGTTAACTGAAAAAGATACTATGAAACACTCTACAAACGTTAAAGCAAACATGACTGCTTATGAAAAAATGGTAGATGATCCTATTTATGACACCTTTAAAAAAACAGTGCTTAGTTTTTTTAATGCTGCTTTAGTGTTGAGAACACCTCATATTGATGTGCCAAAATTTTATTTTTATGAACTTTGGGGAATGAAATTTAACAAAGGTCAAAGGACGTTAGTTCATAATCATATGGGAGCTAATTGGTCAGGTGTTTTTTGTATAGATACTGATAAAAATGCAGCACAAATAAATTTTCCTGAAATGGATCACGCTGAAAATATGATACCAAATAGTTTATATCTATTTCCAGGTATGATGTTGCACTCTACAAATCCATATCTTGGGAAAAATCCTAGGGTAGCAGTTTCTTTTAATCTAATGACTAGTCACACAAAAGTTGTATGAGATTTGAAAACTTTTTCACCGCATACAAAAAAGATTTAATTGCTAGACAAGAACAGATAAAACAGTCTATATTAAGTGGGATGGCTAAAGATTGGTCAGATTATAGGTATCTGACTGGTAAATTAGCTGCATTAACACAAGAAGTTCAGGAACTCACGGACCTGCTTAAGAAAACGGAGCTAGATGATGACTAAAACGGCAAGTAAAATAATTATGCCAAAACACATATGGGATGGCAAAGCTGTAGAAAAACAAAAAAAAGAATTAGAGAAAGTTCCAAATCCCTCTGGATACAGAATTGTTTTGTTTCCTTTAAAATTAGATAGTAAAACTAAATCAGGTATTATACTTACTGACGACACTGTTACAGAGTCACAATTAACAACAAATATTTGTAAAGTTTTAAAAGTAGGCTCCGATGCTTACAAAGACAAAGATAAGTTTCCCACTGGTCCTTGGTGTAAAGAGGATGATTGGGTATTGATTACTCGTTACGCAGGTTCTAGAATTAGAATTGATGGTGGTGAGTTAAGGATTATTAATGACGATGAAATACTGGCTGTCATTGACGATCCTCGAGATATTTTGCCAGCTAACATATTATAAACATGGAGAAGTCTATGCAGCCGCAAGTGCAATCAGAGCAAGATAAAATGGTGCCGATAGATACCTCGGGTGATTCTGTCGAAATAACTCTTGATGAAAATAAAGAAAATAAAGAAAATAAAGAAGCCCTTAAAGAAGAAATACAGGTAGAAGAAGAACCTGTAAAAGTAGAAGAAACAAAAAAAGAAGAAGAATTAGAAGAGTATTCTCAATCTGTAAAAAGACGTATTGATAAACTTACTCGTAAAATGCGAGAGGCTGAAAGACGTGAACAAGCTGCAATTGATTATGCAAAAAAAATTCAAGAAGAGAATAAAAATTTACAGGCTACAACTGTTGCCTCTTCACGTGAAAGAGTTACGTCCGATGAAGCAACTGTGGCTTCAACAGAAACACTTTTAAACACAGCTTTGAAACAAGCTATGGAACAAGGTGATGTTGAAAAACAAGTTGAAGCTCAACAAAAAATGGCACAATTAGCCATAGAAAAAGAGAGACTTAGAATAAGAAAAAATAGATTAGAACAACAAGAAGCTCAAAAACAAGAGCCTACAGTTGAACAAGCTATTGATACTCCTAATCAGAGAACTCAGGCTCAACCAGATCCTAGAGCTCAGGAATGGGCAGAGGGCAATAAGTGGTTTGGAACTGACAAAGCTATGACTTATACTGCGATGGATTTACATGACGAAATAGTTAACGAAGGATTTGACGTTTCGACTGATGAGTATTATAATGAAATAGATCGGAGAATCCGAAAAGAGTTTCCTCAAAAATTTGAGGATCAAAGTAAGCCAACGCAAAAAGTTGCTTCGGCTGTACGAAAAACGGCATCAGGCCGCCGCACTGTGAAACTCACACCCTCACAGGTAGCAATTGCAAAAAAACTTGGTGTGCCACTTGAAGAGTACGCAAAACACGTGAAGGAGGCGTAATATGACTACAAAAGGAATAAAAAACCTTTCACGCAAAACAGAAACCCGTGAAAAGGTGACTCGAAAGAGGGGATGGGTTCCTCCATCAAACTTAGACGCACCAGAACCACCAGAAGGTTTTCACCACAGGTGGGTAAGGTCTGAATATCGTGGTCAACAAGATGAAAAAAATGTCATCGGAAGGATCAGAAGCGGATACGAACTTGTGAGAGCAGATGAATATCCAGACAGAATGGATTTACCACACATTGAAGATGGTAAATACAAAGGCGTTATAGGTACAGGCGGACTTCTTCTAATGAGATGTCCTGTTGAAGTAAAAGAGGATCGGGATCAATATTTCCGTGATCTTACAAACGACAAGACAAAAGCAATAGAAGCTGATCTACACAAAGACGAGCACCCAGCGATGCCAATCTCCCAAGAGAGGCAGAGCAGAGTAACTTTTGGGGGCAAAAAATCTTAATAAGTAAGATCATTATGTCTCTAAAAATATTTAGGAGACTACTATGGCTAACATAGATCAAGCTTTCGGTCTTAGACCAATAGCTAAAGTTGGTTCTGCCCCTGGCGGAACAACTGGTACTACTAAATACTCTATCACAAGTGGCGCAGGCGGAATTTTTACTGGTGATCCAGTTAAACCAGCTGCCGACGGTTCAATCGTCGTAGCAACTGCTGGCGACCCAATNAGAGGAGTATTTATGGGATGTTTCTATACAGATCCATCNACAAGCAANCCTAGATTTAATAACACGTTCCCTAACGGAACNGCTGCNTCTGATGCGATAGCATTTGTAGCTGATGACCCTGATCAATTATATATTGCTCAGCAAGACTCAGCTGTGAGCAGTCTAGTTGCTGCTGATTTAAACCAAAACTGTGATCTAGTTTTTGGNGCTGGTTCTACCACTACGGGTATTTCTGGTGTAGAAATTGATTCAAGTTCTAAAAATACTACTGCTGCACTTCAGGTGAAGTTGATTGATTTTTATGACGTTCCGAGTAATGACGCAACTGCGAATAACTCTGTTTTTGTCGTGAAAATTAATAACCATGATATGAGTGGTGGTACTGGAACTGCAGGACTATAGGAGAAGG